TGGTAGCTTTGCTGGTAAGACGCCGGCGCCGCCATCGGTTGGACCGAAGAAGCACCGAGGCTTCACGCGTAACGTGGGTAAGATGAAATAAAAGGCGGAGCTGGGATTTGACAGAAAAACCCCGAGAGACGAGTAGAGGCAAGCTCTTCAAACCGACAGCGAAACACCGCAAGACGGTTTATGATCTGGCTGCCGGCGGCACACCGCATGAGCAGATTGCTCGGGTCGTTGTGGTTGGTGGCATGACGACGGCCACGCTCAAGAAGCACTTTCACGAAGAGCTCGCCACCGCTTGCATCCAGGCAACAGGTAGAGTAGTTCGCTCGTTATACGACCAAGCGTTAGACGGCAACACGAAGGCCATCGACATGTGGACGCGCAACCGTGCCAAGGACCAGTGGGGCGAGACCACCACGACCGTGGTTGAGATCAAGACGATCGAGCGCGCCGTTATCCGCGCCGAGGTGACCGATGGCGACTAAACTTCTCGACGAGACGGGCTGTCTCCACATACCCACCGCCGAGGTCTTTGAGCCGCTCCTCCAGCCATCACGCTACAAGGGCGCGCACGGTGGCCGTGGCAGCGGCAAGTCGCATTTCTTTGGCGAGCTCCTGGTTGAGAAGTGCATCATGGAGCCCGGCTCGCGCATCGTCTGCGTTCGTGAGCTGCAGAAGTCGCTCAAGGAAAGCGTCAAGCTGCTGATCGAGGACAAGATCGAGCGCTTTGAAGCGTCGGGCTTTCGCGTGTTGTCCGACCACATTGTTGCGCCTGGCGGTGGCCTGATCCTCTTCCAGGGCATGCAGGATCACACGGCCGAGAGCATCAAGAGCCTTGAGAACTTCAGCGTCGCCTATATCGAGGAAGCGCAGACGCTGACCGAGCGCAGCCTGGAGCTGCTGCGTCCCACGATCCGCGCCGAGGGCTCGGAGATCTGGGCCAGCTGGAACCCACGCAGTGCCACCGATCCGATCGACGCGCTGTTGCGCGGGCCCGAGCCACCGCCAAGCTCGATCGTGGTCGAGGCCAACTACATGGACAACCCGTTCTTCCCCGAGGTGCTGCACGAGGAGCGCCTCTACGACAAGAAGACCAACCCCATCCGCTACGCCCACATATGGCAGGGCGCGTATCAGCCCATGGCGGTTGGCGCCATCTTCGATATGGCGAACATCAACACGTATCGCGTGGGTAAGGAGGACGTGCCCGAGCTGTCGCGTGTCGTCGTCGGCGTCGACCCGGCCGGTAGCAGCGAGAAGGGCTCGGACGAGACGGGCATCGTGGTTGGTGGCGTCGGCATCGACCAGCGCGGATACATCCTGGACGAGGTCAGCCTCGTCGGTACGCCCGAGGAATGGGGAAACCGAGCAATCGCGGTTCACGATTTTTACGAGGCCGACTGTATCGTTGCCGAGACCAACTACGGCGGCGACATGGTGGCTCAGGTCATCCACGCCAAGCGTCCCAACATCCGAGTGATCAAGGCGCACGCCGCACGAGCCAAACACATTCGAGCTGAGCCGATTAGCGCGTTGTACAGCCTGGGGCGCGTGGCTCACGCCGGCGCGTTTCCCCTGCTCGAGGCGCAGATGTGCATGATGACCAACGGCGGCTACGAGGGCGAGGGCTCACCCGACAAGGTCGATGCCCTGGTGTGGTGCCTGAGCGAGCTGTTCCCCAAGATCACCAAGCGCACCGACACGTCCAAACGTCCCACGCGATCGAACAGCGCGTACTCACCACACCGATGGAGGGGTTGATGGCTGACGACCGCGAGCAGTTCCTCAAGATCCTGGACGCCCAGGAGGCCGCGCCGGTCGTCATACCCAATGCCGAGGAGGCGCGAAATGGTTGGACGACAGAGACCCTTACGGCGTACATTGCTGAGCAGAAGGCCGCGTCGGGCGTCCGCCTCAACCCGCACAGCGTGATGCGACGCAAGCCGCGGCCGACCATGACGAACTACCGGTACTCACCACTGAAGTGGCCGAGAAAATGAACAAGCACAAGATTGGCGACATCATCGAATTAGCCTACTGGATGACCGGTGAGGAGACCGTCCAGGAGCTCGACGAGTTCGGGCAGGCCGCACAAATGGCGTTGCAGTCGTTCGTCGAGGAAGAACACGTCATGCTCTCGACCGCGCACGCCACCACGCTGCGCCCTGGCGACGCGCGTTGCCCTGTCCCGCCCGAACACATCCACGGAGCCGACGTTCAGCTGTTGCTTGTTGAGGCGAAGGTTATTCTTGAGCTCCCGGGCCCGAAGCCGAGCCGCTTTGCCGACGAGCTTGAGAAGGACGACCTGCGGCGCTTGGCCGTGATCACTCGCAGGCAATATAACCAGGTGTTCCCGCGTCACCCGCAGCTGACGGATGGGCAAGTCAAGACGATCATCAACGATATGGGTCCAGATGTGGCGCTGGCCACGTTGCAGGGTCGCGTTCATAACACACCGGACTACATCCAATGAGCAGCTTGTCGTCGCCATCCAAGCCTGGGATGTCGGGTTTCGCTGATAAGTTGACAGACCCGTTCGACATCATACCCTCGGGGTTACAGAAGGTTATCGCGCCGTTTCAAAAAGAGACGCTGGATAAAATATCACCACCCCCGAAGGACGCTCCGCCTGGTGAAACAATCTCAGCGCCGCCCACGGCGGTGGAGGTGCAGAACAACCGGGAGAAGGATCTCCTGAAGACACGGCGCGCTATTGTAGCCAAGGATGGTGAGAAAGGGCGCTCGTCGCTTTTGGTGGAGAAATGACACTTCCAGGATTTGGGGGCGCTGCCCCCGCGAAACCCAAGCCTCGGCAGGAGGTCGCCGACCCCAACAAGGCGGCAGCCGCGGCTGAAGAGATCGCCTCACGCAACCAAGGCTCAAGCCGCCGCGCTGAATTCACAAAGAAGCAGCGCGCCAGTTTGTTGTTGAAAGGCCAGCAGGAGACAGATAGTCTAGCATGAGAGCGTTGGTAGTGTTTTTCGACCCGGAGGGAGCTCGGTGGGAGTGGGCCCTCAAAGTAGGATTTAGGCACGTATTTTGTGTGATCGATGACGGCGAGTATTGGATCATGGTTGATGGGCGCGACGGTCGACCCGTAGTAGAGGTGTTTGGCACGTCAGACTACGACATGAAGGCCTTCTACGAAGGCACCCCGGGGTACAACGTGATCGAGATCGAGCGGCCAGACCGGCCGCTTAGATCGCCGATCGTAACAGTGAATTGCGTGGGGCTCATAAAGGCGCATCTGTGCATACGAGCTCCTTGGGCTGTCACACCGTGGCAGCTCTACCAGTACCTCGAAAGGAAGCACCATGCGCCTACCCGGGTTCTCACCGACACCCCCCGCGCAGCCTGAAGCGGCAGCCCCGGTCGTCCAAGCTGACGACCCCGGCATTGCCGAGGCAAAGAAGCGAACGCGCATGGCGCGCGCGCGTTCAAAGGGGCGCTCATCCAACATCGTGGCGCCACGCGAAGACGAACTTGGCGCAGCAAACGTGACCCGACCGGGAGCTCGCGCCGCGAAGCTCGGCGCGTCGGCAGCATAGGAGACAATCATGGCATCACTGTGGGGCCAGGTATTTGATAACGCGAGCCAGACGGCGGCCGGCGACGTACTCCAGGACCTCCTGGTGACGGTTGACGGCACCGCTCGGGAGACTGCGGCGATCACCGGCGATAAGAAGCGTCGACGCGTTGTCCGCATCTTCACCGACACCGACTGTCACGTCCGGTGGGGCGCGTCAGGCACCGACGCAGACACTAATGACATGCCACTGGGCGCGGAGAACCCTGAATATATCGGGGTCTTCGCCGGCGACGTCATCGGCGTCATACAGAGGGTCTGATCATGGTTGATATTCCTGAACTTCCTCAGTTACCCAAATTGTCGGTCAATAAAAAACTTTTGGGCGATGTGATGAAACTCGCTAATGCGGCGGTTGCTTTTTCTGAGTATGCTAATTCTAAGGAGGGTAAGCATTGGTTGGCTATGTTTGCTCGATACGAAGAATTATGTGAGGGTGTGGCCACAAAGGCGGCCGCTGAGAAGTCCGCCGTTGATTTACTTAAAAAGACCGACAACGATGTTGCCGTCGCCCTGCGCCGTATCGACCAGGCGCGTGACGCCCACGAGCAGGACGCTAAGCGCCGGGACAAGCTTCTGGACGAGCGCACCGCCAAGCTT